CCAAATGGGTATCGAACTTCCCAACTTGGTGTAACCCCAAACCCCATGTGGGACACGGGTGCCTTCTAGAAGGAACAACCATTCGGGACTCCGAGGAGGCTTAGTGCCAGATTTAGAACCAACGGAATCCACCGCCGAGGTGGACATTCCAGAGGCTTCAACAGAAGAACCCACAGAAACCGTTGAAACCGACACGTACACCATCAAGGTGGACGGTGAGGAACAGGCGGTCACACTGGAGGAACTTCGCAGCGGATACCAGCGACAGTCGGATTACACCCGTAAGACGCAGGAGTTGGCATCTGAACGTCAAAGGTTGCAGCAGGCAGAAGCCATCGCTACGGCGTTGGAATCTGATCCCGCTGGGACGATTAGTGCGCTGTCAACAGCGTTTGGTGTGTCGGACACACCACCTAGCCCCGAGTCTGCGGATTCGTGGGACGAGTTGGATCCGACAGAGCAACGCATAGCGAGAATCGAATCCCAGTTGGAAACCCATGCGGCAGCGTCGAGACAGCAAGCCATTGATAAGGAAGTAGTCGGGTTGAAGTCCAAGTACGGCGACTTCGATGAGCAGGCGTTGTTTCAACACGCACTCACGAATCGCATACCAAACCTGGATGCCGCATACACGCACATGAAGTTCGGGGAGGTTACCGCAGCAGCGGTAGCCGCTCAGGGCGACCGTGACGTAACCGAAGCGAAACGAGAAGCCGTGTCAGTTGAGGGCGGAAAAACCGTTCAGGCTGGCGCAGTCGTTTCTAACACTTCGGGGCAGCAGCCAACTTCGATCCGTGAAGCCTTCGCGATGGCTAAGAAGCAGTTGAGTTCTACCTGACTCATAACCCTCTAAGAGAAGGAAAACATCATGGCTGGTAACAGCAACTTTGATGAGATTCTCTCTACCACGCTGAACAACTATGTCCCCAAGTTGGTGGACAATATTTTCTCAGCACGACCGCTGTTTTATGCCCTGACTAATGGGCAGACGATTCGGCGGATCAGTGGTGGAGCGAAGATCGTCGTTCCAATCATCTACGGCACGAACAGCACTGCTGGTTCGTATGCCACTACGGACACTATTGCCACGACGGCTCAGACAGGCATTTCGGCTGCTGAGTACGACTGGAAGCAGTACGCCGTAACCGTCACCATCAATGGTCTGGAAGAAGCCAAGAACAACGGCGAAGCCCAGATCATCGACCTGCTGGAAGGCAAAATCTTCCAGGCTCAGGAAACCGTGATCGAAAACATGAACACCATGTTCTTCGCTGACGGCACAGGCAACTCCAGCAAAGACTGGGAAGGCATCGCAGCAATCGTGGATTCCACGGGAACTGTCGGTGGCATCAACCAGGCTAGTTCTGGCAACGGCTTCTGGGCTTCAACGGAAACCGCTTCGGGTGGTGCAATCACCACGGCGAAGATGGCGACACTGTACAACAGTGTTTCGGTCGGCAACGACCAGCCTTCCATCATCATCACGACACAGGATGTGTACGAGGACTACGAGGCCCTCCTGACAGATCAGATCCGCTACACCGATACCGATGTGGCTGACGCTGGTTTCCAGAACCTCATGTTCAAGGGTGCACCTGTGACATTTGATGGGGCATGCACATCTCAGGTGATGTACATGTTGAACACCAAGTACCTCCAGTTGGTGGGTCACACCGACACATGGTTCAAGCCGACACCATTCGTGCGGCCCACGAACCAGGACGCGGTGTACTCACAGATTCTCTCCTACGGGAACCTGACCTGCTCCAACCGTGCCAGACAGGGCAAGTTGACGGGCGTCACCTGATCCATTTGATCGACGGGCGGGGCCATCACAGCCCCGCTCGTCTGTCAACCCACAACTACACACGGAGTGGTCATGGCCCGCGATTTTGCTATCAGTTACGGATCGAATGCACGCCCAGCGGGACAACCCGCGGGCAATGTACGTGAGGTTCGCCCTGAGAGGCATGCCGTGGGCCGTGACCGCAACGTGTCACGCATCAACCCGACACCGACACATGATCCGAGAGGTTCCAAGTGTCTGTCGATGATTCGTGACGGGTCACCTTGCCAAGCGCCACCGAAGGGCGGCACCGACTTGTGTGTGTTTCACACACCCAGAGATGGCTACGACCCGAAGGTGCAGGTCTGATTCGTGGACATTTCCACGATGCGTTCGTATATACGCAGCGTTGTTGACATTGATTCGTCTGACATTGCAGACGACACACTCAACAGGTTCCTGGGTGAAGGCTACGACGTAATCGTTTACAGCGAGAAGCGTTGGCCGTTTTACGAGGTAGCCGCCACGTTCTCAACAGTGGCCGACACGAAAGATTACACCCTGGCGGCTGTGGGAACTTCTGTCACGAACGGGTTGCGGGAAATAGCGGCGCTGCGAACCGACGACCACGTGCTGTCATTTATTGGCCGCGACGATTCCGACAGCGTGTACCCGTTGGATGTGACTACATCGGGTGAACCGTGGTACTGGTCGTATTGGGCTGACACGGCCCGCCTGTATCCGACACCTGACGCCGTGTACACAGTCAACGTGCGGGGTTACAAAAATCCGACAGCGTTCGGTGCGGGATCATCAGACAGTACCGAACCTTCCGATCTGCCCACCCCATTTCATGTCGTTGTCGCCACCTACGGGGTGGCGAGGGCGTACGAGCAGCAGGAAGATCCGCAAATGGCGGCACAATATTTTGCGATCTTCAA